ATAGCCGATTGTCCCATCGCCCCGACTGCGGCATTAGCCTGGAGGTAGCAGGACAACTTACCGCTCATCGAGTACGATGGACCCGCTCGTGCACCATCACCGCCGGTCAAATTGAGGTCGAAAGGCATGCGTCAGATGAAAAGCGCAGGCGTCCAGCACGCATCTACCTGCTTTGCCCTGCTCGGGTTACCGGGCAGTGGAACCCCCCGTGAGGGAGCATCTCTCTCCAAGGGGGTACAGGATTTGTTGGGCCACTGTGGAATTGACCGTCCACAGGGTGGTTAGGTTCGGATCCCGTGTTGGGGGATTTTCCCGGGGGCAGAGGCGGCAAGCCCGGGAGCGTCGAACTGATTTTGCGTAGCGTGGGGGTGACCGAACCTTGAACTCCGGAAGGGTAGTATGGATTCAGGAGGAGATCGTGAATGTAATGGATATCGTGCCGGAAGGTGCGTAACCGTCCTTCACTTGGTACACGGACCCCGATGCATCGCACGAGCAGTACGCAGGGCCCAAGGGCCAAACAAAAACTAAACACGCTGAGACCACGGCAACCCCGCACAAACCACCAAACCTCCAACCCCCCGGGACACACCAGATATCTAATGTCGCTACCGCGCCCTGTACCAGTGTGTTCAAGCCGCGACGTTGAGAAGAATCTGTTTGATCAGAGCCGGGACGAGGGTTATGAAGTCGTGTGTGAGGGAGGGGAGCTCTACGAGTATCACGGGCGTAGTTGTACGTTCGCTGGGTTCGTGGCTGGCCCCTCGTTGTCTGCGGCGCAGTTGCGTTTTATGAATCTGGTGAGCCAGTATCGTCGCAATCTAGCCGCTGACGGTGACGTTGAGCTTAACCCCGGACCACGCAGTGGTGTCGAGGACACTCATGTCAACCGTTCTACTCGCCGTGAGGTGGAGCGTCGCGCTGGGTGTCACAACCTGGCCGCGTCCCGCCGTGCGCAGCGCATTGTTGCGCAGGTCGCTAAGCCTGCCGGGCACGCCGCAACGTGCGCTGAGCAGCGCAAGCAGTACACTCGGTCCGGGGGTGAAGAGAACCCGGGCCCGGGTCTGCTTGTCCGGGGCTGCAGCGCCCTGTGCTGGATAATGTTCGGATGGGTGGTCTTTGCGTTGTGCATAAGTACGTCGCCATTCGCTTTGTGTCGCGTCTTTATGACGATTTCACGCCCAATGTCGTGTGTATGCGCAACATATCATACGACCGCCTGAGCGCGATGGCACACTGCTTGAACAATACTCCACGCCAGTGTGCTAAGGCACTGTGGATCGTGCACGTTATGTACCGCCATGACCTTGGGACACGCACATTGTGTGGTGAGGACCCCGATGTCTACTGCCGGTATCCAACGGACACTGAGGCCGTCCGCCAGATCATTTACTGTTACTACGACAGGTACGTCGCTGAGTGTCGTAACAGGTTTGGGTCGTGGACAACCAACGTGGACGTGCACGTGGGCACCCGAGGAGCCCGGGGATTCTTTCGAAGGGTGGAAAAGTGGTACTCCACCATGAAGACCCGGATCCAGTTGGCGCTCGAGTTGCTGATGAATGGCGTAGAACCCAATCCAGGGCCGCGCAATGAGGCGAGGTGTGTGACCGCCGATTTGTCCGACGGACAGGAGTTTCTCCCGAAGGAGGAATGTCCGAACCAGGGCCTGGATTTCTACTTTAGCCGCCGGCAACTCGAAGCTGAGCACCCGTCTACGGACGATGTTGAAGTGTTCCGACAGGGCAAGAAGAACGGCAAGAAGGGCAAGGTCCTTTTTGACTGCAAGCTCTGTGGGTTCAAATTCGTTCCGAAGATGTCAGAGACTAAGATCAAGCTCAGTCACAGCCACGCTGAGGCTGCGCCGGTCCCTGATCCGGTGGCTCCGCCCGTCACCCCTGAGTTCTGCGACACCGATCACCCAGGTGCATCGCTTGAACCGTCGGCGCTCTCCCGGCCACAAACACCGGTGCCGCAATCTCACCGGCCAGTCGACGTCGGACTGGTTCGGGAGTCTCTTGCGGCTATGAAAGCAGCGATGGATGATGACTCGAGCACTGCTGGCGTGAGTGTCAGCATTGGCTCGTCTTCGGAGAGTGGTGGTAGTCCACACCGAAGGGTCGCGTCAGGGTGCACCACACCGTCCCGACCATCTACCCCATCCGTCGTGGCCAGCGTCCCTGAGGAACCGCCCCGTCGTAAGGCATTGACCGGCATCATCATTGGTGACCGGGACCTTATAAGGGTGGCCAGGAGTTCCTCGTGGCTACTAGCCAGCTTTCCTCTCTTCGCAGTGGACGTCAAGACCCGTCTTCGGACGATCCCCTATCTCGGTGATGACCGGCTGGTCACCTTGAGGGGGGTGAAGGTAGTGCCCCAGGCGTTTGATGCCGTGTATTGCGCGGTGTCTGTGCCTGTGAGCACTGTAGCGGTCTCGTTCATTCTCACCTCCGTCGTAACTCTCGCTGTGCACTGGTTGCCAGGGGTAGCCTTGTTGGGCTACACTGCAGCCTTGGTGTCCCTGAGTGTGTCCCCCGTTAGGTTTGGTTACGTTCCCCATCTCGCGTCTTGCGCCTTGGTCGAATTTTCCCACGCATATCGGGCGGATGAAATTAGGGCTGCTGTACACTTGCGTCTGTCTCGCGTGGCGTGTTTCCCGTTACGTGATGAACATTCGGTTGGGCTGTTACGTGGCACCGAGCATGTCGTGTGTCACTTAATGAAGTCCGAACGTTATTTTTACGACGAAGGAGAGCCGCTTCTGGGCGAGGAGCGAGATACGGACTCATGGGCGGCTGTGTTAGTCCCAGCTCTCCTAGCGACGATTGCGATCCTTTTCGCACTCGCCGAAAGGTTTATGCCGTCGGAGCCCGTGTTTCCGAGCTCCCTCTAGTGTCGCCTTCATCTCAACTATTGGACCAAGGACTCGCAGGGTTGACAGTACCCGAACTCCGCAGGCCTCGTCGGAAAATGTACCGGCGGTTGCCAAGGTTTGCGGTTCCTGGTTTCGGACCCATTTGTCTGGACACAAACGATCCGGAGACCGTCTTCGACGCTTTCCGGAAACGACTGTTACGAGACATTCCGAAATCGGATGTCCGCCTTCTGGCTGAATTTAAGAAATTCGTGGCTGGGTGGGTAGAGGAAAACATCAAAAAAATAGTCCCGTATGAGTTTGAGGAGTGGTTAGCGACTACGTCTTATAATGAGGCGAGGAAGGGGGAGCTCAGAGAGGCCTGGCGGACACTCCGTGGTGGTCTGCCTGATGAACATGCCTGTGCCAGCATAGACTCGTTCATCAAGAGTGAGTTTTATGACGTGTTCAAGTTTGCACGCGTCATCAATTCTCGTTCTGACCTCTTCAAGGTGTTCTCAGGGCCGATCTTCAAGGCCATTGAAGATGAAGTATACAAGCACCCAGCGTTTATAAAACATGTTCCCGTGCCGGACCGTCCAGTTCTTGTTGACGGGTTGCGCTTGGCTGGCTGTAACTTCATTGACAGTGATTTTGAGGCGTTTGAGAGTCACTTTGTTAAACAGGTCATGGAGGCTTGTGAGTGTGCGCTGTACACCTGGTGCGTAGGCTGGTGGCTCTGTGAGAGTCATGTGCGCACTTTGGTAGGCACGATAGCGGGCATGAACAAGATGAAGATGCGCAATGGTACCCGTGGCTGGGTTGTCGCCAGGCGAATGTCAGGCGACATGTGCACCTCGTTGGGCAATGGATTCACCAATTTGATGCTGGCGCTTTTCATAGCTCACCGCCATGGCTACTCGATCAGTGGTTTTGTGGAAGGCGATGATGGCATATTCGCCCTCTCTGGAGTACCGGAGGGCTGGCTGGAGGGCGACGATTGTCCTCTAGTGCAGGCCTACAGGGCTCTTGGGTTCAGCATTAAGATCCATTGCTACGATGATCCTTGCCAGGCGTCATTCTGTGGCATGATATTTGGCCGCTCTGGCCAGATTGTAAGGGATCCCCGGCACTTTGTGCGGGGGTTTGCGTGGACCCAGAGCTTCATCTCTGCGGGAGACAAGATCATGTTCGAGCTACTACGAGCGAAGGCACTGAGTGCTGCTTACGAGACCCCACATTGCCCAATTGTGGGGATCTTCGCCCGCGCAGCGATCGAGGCTACACGGGGATATGATGCTCGGTTCGTGAATGACGGTTTCCATACGAGACCGCCATCCGAGTGGACTGTCCCTGAATTTGCCCCGACGCTGGAGACGCGGATGCTGTTTGCTGACAAGTTTGGAATAAGCCCGGAAGATCAGGTCCGTGCTGAAGCCATGGTGTTATCTGACGGCATGGGCGGCATTTCGGAGCTGCTTGGCCCCTCGGCAGCCGACCTGTTTTACACGACGCGTTTCGTGGAGATAGATTGACCCTTCGCAGTTGCCCGGCTAGCCCCATCGCGGTTTGGATGGAGCCTCTGTCATCCGTGAGACATAAACACACGGCAGTCACCAACAAGGCCAAATAATATACCTGTCTAAAAAT